GGCCCCAACACCACCATCGCGGCGCTCGGTGCCGGCACGGTGTTGCCGGTCGGCCTGCTGGACGAAGGCAGCGCCATTACCTACTCGACGTCGTCGCAGCTGCTCGTCGTAGGCCTGCTCGACGAATATATTCTGGCTGTCCCGGCGACCGCGAACGCTGGCGACCCGGTGTCGCAGCTCGGCTTGCAGTCGGGGCCGGCGCTCGTGCCCGTCACCCTCAACCCGCTTTACACCGCAACGGACGAGATAATCCTCAGCGGCAGCGCCGGTACAGCTCGGCTTCCAGCCGCCGCCGCGACGGTCGTCATCGCGGTGTCGGATCTTGAGGTCGGCATCGATTCGGCGTCGGCGCCAACCTCGGTCACGCTGCCGAGCGTCGCTGCGTGGGCCGCGGCCAACCCGAGCAGCCTGGAATTGACCGTGTTCGATTACACCGGCCACGCGCTCGCGAACAACATCACGCCGACGCTGAACGGGACCGACGTGTTCACGCAGGGCGTCGTGCCCGTGATCTTGAACAACTACGGCGAGTTCAAGCTGCGTCCGATCATCACCGGCGGCGTCAACCAGTGGTTTGTGAGGGCCGTCGGATGAGACTGATTGCGGCAGTACTGCTGACCTTTTTCTCGAACGTGGCGTTCGCGCAGTCGGGCCTCATTCCGCAGAACTCGGTCGTGGCGGGGCCGACGGCCGGCGGCCAGGGCTTTCCGCGCGCCAGGTCGCTCACGGCCGCGGATCTGCCGTTTCTCGGCACTGGTGTGGGGGCCGCACTCGGCACAGCCGTAGGCTCGGCGGGGTCGGTCGTCCTCAATGGCGGCGCGCTCGGTACGCCTTCGTCAGGCGTCGGAACGAACCTCACCGCGCTAAATGCATCCAACCTCGCGAGCGGCACCGTGCCAACTGCGCAGCTGCCCGCCGGCCAGTACCCGGGTACGGCGACGAACGACAACGCCTGCACGACATGTGCCGGGGCATTCCTTTCGTCGAACGTCATCGTCGCTTCGGCGGTGTCGCTCACGACCGCGACGCCCAAGGACATCACCACGCTGACCTTGACCGCGGGCGATTGGGACGTGTCGGGCATGTGCGAGACGCAGCCGACCGGCGGCGCCGTCGTGACCGGGTTCATATGCGCGATCGGGCCGACGCTGAACACGCTCAACACGACGGTGTCGGACAGCAGCGCTTTCAGCCTGGACAGCTCGACGCAGGCCGCGAGTGCGAACCTGTCGCTCACGACGGACACGGCCCGCATTTCCTTGGCCGGATCTGCGACGTACCACCTCGTGGCGCAGGCGACGTTTGCGAGCGGCACGGTGGGCGGGTTTGGCAAGATCAGAGCGCGGCGGATGCGATGAGCGGCTTCGGTTCCATCGCGCGCGTCAAGCAGTTCGGCGCAATCCTGCGCGGGCTTGGCCCCCCTGTGCCGCAAGCTGGCGTGGTCGGGGATCTGTATATTGATGGGCAGACGTTCCAGCTTTTCAACAAGCGATTCGGAGCCGCCGGGCCGGACCCCTGGGGCCGCTATCTGTTCGTGGTGCCGCCCACCTACCAGATAGCTTTGAAGTGGTTCACGGCATCCGCACCGGCGAAGGATCTCGGCGTGAACGGCGATTACTGCCTGCTGTGGGGCGGCTACCCAAACTACGGCCTGCAGCCCTCAATCTTCGGGCCTAAAGCCGCCGGCGCGTGGCCGGGGTCTGCAACGCCGGTCGCCGTGACGCTGAATCCTCTCTACACCGGAGAGGACGTGCATGGCATATAGCCCGACTACAGACTTCGTCGGACTTTGGCGCGCGAGCGGCGGTAACGTTTCGAAGCTCGAAATGCCGGGCCTGGATTTCGTCGTCGCGGCTCTCGGCCGCGCGGGGCTGATCACGGTCACCGCATCGGCGACCGCGCCAGTCGCCAACCAGGCGACCACAGCGTGGCTGCACACGGCGTCGCCGAGTTCGAGCGCCGAAGGTGCGCTGAACCTCTGGAACGCGTCCGCGAGCGCCTACGCGCCCGCCACACCCCCACTGTTCCTGGCCTTCCTGGACGCGTGCACGGGCGCCAACGGGGTGTCGTGGTGGACGTCCACCGGCGGTCCGCCGTTGAACACCGTGGGCCTGAATGGAGACTTCGCCGTCCGGCTCGACCAACCAGGCGGCATCTACGGGCCGAAGGTCGCGGGCGCGTGGCCCGCAACGCCGCTGCCCGGCACAACGACGGCCTTCATCAGTGCGGATCTCGACGCAGCATTCGGCGCGGCTACCGGCGAAATGCTGTTCCGCGGCATCTCGCTATGGCAGGGGCTCCCGATCGGCGCTGCGGACACGATCCTGTCGCCGGTGTCTGGCGTTCCCGCCTGGCGAACGCTGAACGTGCTGCTTGACGAGATCTTTGGGACGACACGCGGCTCTATTCTGTCGCGTGGTGCGTCCGCGTGGGCCGGCATCCCGCCAGGGGCAGCGGGCACCGTGATCAAGTCCAACGGCCCTGGCGCCGACCCATCCTATGCGGTGCCTGAGTTTGCCAGCGGCACTTCGATGCTGTTCTATCAGGCGACAGCCCCGACCGGATGGACCAAGCGAACGGACACCAACGACATCGGCCTGCGCCTGACAGGCGGCGGAACCGGCGGCACGATCAGCGGCAGTGTGGCCTTTTCGACGGTGTTCGGGCAGACAGCTACGGGCGGCACCGCGATTAGCGTTGCGCAGATGCCGGCGCATCACCACACGACAACAGCGGATGGGCTGCCGGTCGAATACGCCGGCGCCGGCAGTTCAGGCGTCACTTCCGCGGGCGTAGCGCAGCCGACGCAAACATCGGTTTTCAGCATGGCCGACAACGGCGGCGGATTGCCGCACACGCACTCCATCAACATGCAGCTCACGTATGCGGACGTGATTGTTTGCGTGAAGAACTGAGGATGCAATGAGCTACGCACCCACGACCGATTTTATTGCGCTGTTGCGACTCACGGCCAACGGCGTCCGGAACGAACGCATGCCGGGGCTCGACTACGTCGTCTCTGCGCTCGCGCGGGCCGGGCTGCTCAACATTTCGGTCAGCCAGACTGCGCCCGTTACGAACCAAGCGGCGACCGCATGGTTTCGTCCTGCGGTACCAACGTGGACCGCGGAGGGTATACTCTACCTCTGGAACGCCACGACGTCAGCTTACGAGGTTGCCACGCCCGCGTTGTGGACCGCATTTCTGGTGGGCGCGTCGTCGGGCTATCTGTTTCAATCGGTGGCGTCTGGCTCTGCCACGATTAACCCCGGCGTATCGTTGCTGGCTATCCAACGCGTCAGCCCGACTGCAACGGCGTTGCTGCTGCCCAACCTCGGCGCGCAGTGGAATTCGGGCCGCGAGCTCCGGATCGTCGATTTCTCGACGGCCCTCACCGTGCACACCACCACGCTGACGACTCCTGATGGTTCCACCATCATGCAAAAAACATCATGGAGTCTGCGATCAACTCCCGACAGCCTTGCAGGCGTCATGTTGACGCCGTCCCCAAATCTCAACTCGTGGGTCATCACGCCATGAAGAAGCTGCTTGTTGCTTTTGCCGCGCTGCTGCTCGCGGCGCCCGCTGCTGCTCAGTGGCAGACGCCGAATCACTCTATCCCGATCGGCCAAGGCGGCGGCGTTACGGGTTTCAACAGCGTAGGCCCCGCGGCGGCAGACCTGCCGCTTGTCGGCAACGGCGCGAGCGCAGACCCGTCGTTTCGTGTGCTACCCAACGCAGGGCTCGCAAACCCGACTGTTTCGGTGAACGGCGTAACGTGCGTGTTGGGTTCGTCGTGCATCCCTGGTTTCATGAATTCGTTCACCGTCAGCCACGCAATCGCGCCTGCGGATTGCGGCGGCATCGTCCAGATGGGGTCGGGCGCGCAAACGGGATTGACACTGACGCTGCCGGCCAGCCCCCTGAGCAACGGCTTTACGGGTCCGTGCCCGGTGACGATAATTGGGCAGGCGTCCCGCGCAATCATACTCTCTGGCTTCTCCGGGTTGGCGCTTACATCCCCGAACATGCTGTGGCCAACGAAGTCGTTTTCAGTGGCGATCAACAGTGCGGGCGCATGGGCACTGACCGCTCCGGACGGCCGCTACCGCCCACTCGGGACGTTGACGCTTACGGTCGACACCAGCGGCAGTGACGCCGCGGGAGACGGTCTCGGGGTTGGCGGCGCAACGTCGTTCCGCAATATCCAGACCTGCATGAACGCGATTTCGAATTTTTTCGATTTCACGGCCACCGGCAGTCAGCCGACGTGCGGGCCGACAGTGGGGCAGACGTTTACGGAAGCGTTGACGTGGGCGTGGCCCCCGGTAGGGACCAACACGCTGAACCTCGCGGGGCAAGGCGGCGCATTCATCCTGCGATCGCCGAGCGCGGCGCCGGCGCTGTTCGCCGGTAACGGCGCCAACATTCAGCTTACCAACATCACGATCACAGGAACGGGGGCTGGTTGCGGCACTGGGTGTATTCACGTCAGCATGCACAACGCCAGCGTCGTAGAGCCACTGGCGGGCGTGACTTGCGACAACACAGGCGCCGGCGGTGCTTGTTTCAAGACCGACATCAACACCGCGGGCGGCGCCCGCCTGAACATCGACAACGGGCTCACCGTGTCGGGCACTGTCGGTACCATCGTGGATCTCAACGGCGGATCCTCGATGATATGGAATTCGACGCTTGTCGCTTCGGGCCTGACGCTGGCCCAAGTGTTCGCCGGTCGAGGCGCGGGTACGAATCTGGTGCTCCAGGGCAACTTCGGCGTCTCCGGTAGCTTCGGCACCGCGAGGCAGTGGGCGATCCTGAATAACGCCACGCTGTGCAACGTCAGCGGCGTGGCCGTCCCCGGCAGCACCGCAGGAATCGCTTCCGGTGCCGGCTTTGCGGCGGGTGTGATCGTCAACAGCGGGACGTCCGCCAGCGCCTGCTGAAGGCTTGCCCTCGGCCCCCGTGTCAGGTATGACAGTCTGACACGGAGGCTGCCTCATGGAACCGGCATCGATTCGCTTCAAGAACCCCGGCGCGATGTGGGGCAACGCGCTGGCCCGGAAATGGGGCGCGGAAGCGAAGGCCGTTGTTCTGCATGACGGACTCGGACAGGGCAACAATATTGCCGTGTTCCCGACCTACGTCGCCGGGATCTGCGCGCAGCTAGATCTCTGGCGCACCTCCAAGAACTATCACAACAAGCGGTTTGAAGACGCGATTCGGATCTGGTCGGGCGGCAACTATGCCAGCTCCTATGTCCAGTTCGTCACCTCGCGCGTGCCCGGCATGACCGCAGATACGGTCATGAATGACGCGTTTCTCGGCGGCCCGTCCAGTATCGAGTTCCTGAAAGCGCAGGCGTGGCGCGAAGCCGGCAAGAAGTACCCCGCACCCGATTCGGACTTCCAGGAGGCGCATCGCCGCGTGTTCGACCGCGCCGCCGTCGCGCAGCCGATGCCCGTTCCAGAGCCCGCCCTGCCCGCGCGCGACACCGCGTGGCTGCAGCGCAGCTTGAACACGTTGGGTGCCGCACCGCCGCTCGTGGTTGACGGGATCGTGGGGCCGAAGCTCCGCGGCGCAATTCAAGGCTATCAACAGCAGCACGGCCTTGACGTCGACGGTCTCATCGGCCCGGCGACGCTGCGACAGATCGACATCGATCTGGCCGCGCTCAAGCCAACGCCCGCGCCACCGATCGCCAAGGTTGCGGCGCCCGGCCCCGACTTCTTCGAATATCTCAAAGGTTTCTTCTTCAAGACGAAAGGGTAAGCACCCATGACCAATCTGACCGTTCTTGGTGACATCTGCCTCGGGCTCGGCTCCTACGCTCTCGGTGCGTGGACGTGGCCCTACATCCACAAGGCGGCTCTTGGCGCCGAGGCTTACGCCGCCAAGCTGCGCGCGAAGGCCGCCGCGATCACGACGGCGGCGAGGAGCTGACATGGACTGGTCGGCGGTAGGCAAGCTTGTCGGGCCGATGGCCCCCACGATCGGCGGATTGCTGGGCGGTCTTATCCCGTTCCCCGGCGGCGCCGTGCTGGGTAAGGTCGCGGGCAGCGTGATTGCCGAGGCGCTGGGCGTCGCGCCGACGCCGGAAGCGGTCAGCAACGCCGTCACGACCGGCGACCCGACCGCGGTCCAGGCCAAGCTAACCGAGGCTGAAGCCAGGATGCAGGCCGAGGTCGAGAACTTCAAGACGCAACTCGCTGACGTCCAAGATGCGCGCGCAACGACCGTCAAATACGTTCAGGCCGGTTCGAACCTGTCGCTTGGCGCGGTCGTCGTCTCGATTGCGGTCTTGGTGGGGTTCATAGGGCTGTCGTTTTTGGCGATGAAGCCCGACACGGCCGGCGTCGACAAAAGCGTGACGCTGTACCTGCTCGGCGCATGGCAGAGTCTGGCCACGGCAGCCATCACTTTCTGGATCGGTAGTTCGTCGGGTTCGGCGGCGAAGTCGGACCAGATCGCTGCGCTTACGCAGGCAGCTGCGATGCCGGCGCGGCCGGTGAAAAAATGAAGGTGCTCGCGATATGCGGCGCAATTTTGGTCTTACCCCTCTGCGCACTGTTCGGCCTGTGGGTGTGGGTGGGGCACCTGCTCGACAAACGAGGCCAAAGGGCTACCAGACGATGAAAACGCTGCTCATTGTTATGACCACGGTCGCCGTTGTGTGGTCGTTGCTGGTTCTCGCCTTCAACGCTTTGCGTGCCGGCACCACTGATTTCGTAGGCGGCTGGACCATCGGGCTCGTGTGGGCGGTCGTCGGCGCCGTGGACGTGGCGTTGTATTTTGGATGACAATGCCGTGGGACGCCCCCGCGAAGCCTTCGCGGGATGAACTGCGCAACATGCTGCGGGACTTCGATACCTACCGCAGCAAGTTCCTGCGCATCCGGCCGCGCGCCGGCGGCGAGCGCATTCCGTTCGTGCTCAACCACGCACAGCAGCGGCTCCACGCGTCGCTGGAGGAGGAGCGCAAGACCTTCGGCCGGGTTCGCGCGCTGATCCCCAAGGCCCGCCGGATGGGCGTCAGCACCTACGTAGGCGGCCGGTTCTTCCACCGTGTCGGAACCGAGTTCGGGCGCCGCGCGCAGGTCGTGGCGCACCGCGGCGACTCGGCGGCCAACCTGCACCGGGAGATCAAGGAATTCGCCACGTCGCTGCCGCAGGCTGTGCGGCCGTCGATCGGTGCCACGAACAGTTATGAGCTGATCTTCGATAAGCTGAAGTCGCTTTATAAGGTCGCGTCGGCCGAGGGCGGCGACATCGGCCGATCGGACGACTTCCACCTTCTGCACCTCTCCGAAGCGGCGTTTTTCGACAACACCGAGGATCTATCGTCCGGCCTGCTGCAGACTGTTCAGGACGAGCCGGGCACCGAAATCATTGAGGAGAGCACCGGCAACGGCCAGTCGGGTATGTTCTTCAGCCAGTGCGAGCAGGCCTACCGCGAGCACAACAAGGGGCCGTGGCGGCTGCACTTTCTGCCCTGGACCTTCATGCCCGAGTACCGGAGCGAATGCCCGGCAGGGTGGAAAGCCCCGCAGGAGTTCGAGGAATACGGCCGCCTGCACAGTCTCGACCGCGAGCAGCTGCGTTTTTTCTGGACCAAAAATTACACTATCGCGGTCATGAACGGCGGGCAGCCCGAGAAGATTCACCATCTCGCGCGCCAGGAATACCCGGCCATGTATAGCGAATGCTTCATGGCCGATTCGACGCTCGACTTCTTCCTGCCGTCTTTGGTCACAGCCGCGATGACCAAGCAGCCGGCGCCGTCAGCCGGCGCGCTGAAGCTGCTTTGCGTCGATCCGGCCGGCGACGGCCAGGACAAGCCGTTCGTTTGCGACCGGCAGGGCTCGGCGATCGGCGCCCGGGTGTGGGGCGAGCTGGCGTCTCGAGACGCGAACGTGGCGTCCGACTGGCTGGTCGCCACGTTCCGGCGCTTCGATATGGACGCGATCCTGATGGACAACACCGGCGGTTTCGGGCGCGACCTGGTCGCGGGCTGCCGGCTGCGCATGCGATCGTTGGGACCTGAGAAGGTCGTTCCGGTCGTCTTCAGCTCCGGAGCGCGCAACCAGATCCAGTACGGCAACCGGCGCGCGGAGCTCCACGACAAGCTGCAGCAGTGGCTCCAGGGCGACGTCAGCATCCCGAACGACAAGATGCTGCAAGAGGAGATGGCGGCCTACAAGTGGGGTGCAGGCGGCTGCCACCGCGACGAAAAAGGCCGCCTATTCATGACGCCCAAGGAGAAGATCCGCGCCACATTCAGCCCTGCTCGGTCTCCGGACCGGCTGGACGTGGCGGCGATATCGATGGCTGTTGAGGCGTAGAGACGCGGATTATGTTGTCGTCGTCTATCTTGCACCAGCACCCGCTACGCAGGAGGTCCATCGCGGCCCAGCGATCGCCGTCCTCTATCGGGTCTTCTGAGGTAAGGTAAACCTCGCCGATCCTGACCGAGTATCTCATCTTTCAGCCCTCCAGTTGACATGTACGGCCTCGATCAGTACAGTACGGCGCATGACAACGCAAGAGGACGGCATGACCGAACTGCGCACAGAACGAATCGACGTGCGGGGCCTCACCCCGAGCGAAAAGATGAAGCTGCTGAAGGAGGCGAAGAAGTCGGGCGCGTCGGTGTCAGCTATCGTGCTTGCGCTGGTCGCGAAGACGAAGTTCCCCAACCCGCATCCGAAGCCGCGCGCCGAGGGGCCGCGCACGGAGCGCGTCGACATCCGGCTGACGAAAGCCGAGAAAGATCGACTGACGAAGACCGCCAGAGAGCTGCGGCGGTCCGCGTCCAGCCTGGCGCAGGAGGCGATCGAGAGCCTTTAGACCCGAATGCGGAAGCCGGCGCCGCTGAAGTCCCCCTTGGTGCCGTCCTTCGCGTCGACGTTCGACGTGTAGCGGCCCTGGAGTTCCTTATTCGCCGGGTCCATACCCGCGTAGGTGCTTTGCAGTTGCTTGCGGTACTCCTTCGCGATGTGGGCCGTGACGGCCTTCGGGCGGGACATCAGGATCGGCCGGTACGCCTTGCCGACCTTGTCGGTCCCGGCCACGAGGTCATTGAATAGCATAGTCAGGTTCGCGTCCGTGACTTCGCGCCACCCCTTGTTGTGGGCGTCGGCCATCTCCTGCGGGATCGAATTGATAATCCGGAAATCCCATTCCGGATAGTCCTCGCGCTTCGGTACGAACAGCTTCAGCGGTCGATCGAGCGTCAGCCCTGCGATGATGCTGTAGATGTCCTGCGCTTCCGAGAACGGCGACCCCGACGCCTTCATGGCGTCGCCAGGGCCGGGCGCTTCGGGAATCTCGCCGGGCGGGTTCGGAATCAGGTTCGGCGTCAGGCCGGGGAAAAGATTCGACATCACTCGGGTTCCTTGAATAGCACCGCGCGAACAGCGGCGTCTTTCGCTTCAAGAAGCTTGCGCAACGCGACAGTGCGCTCGGGGTTACGCGGTAGCGTGTCGACGATGGTCTGCGCCATAACGCCGAAAGGCTGGCTTACCTGCTGCAAGAACGGCGGCAGGTGGCTGTAGGCGAAAAATTGAAGAATAGGTTCCATCACTTCTTTCCTTTCGCGCGCAGGTGCGCCGCATAGTGGCTTTCAAGGGCGCGCTTCTCAAAGTCGGCGCGGCCCTTCTCGGTCTTTGGCGCGAACTTGTCGGCCGAACGCTTGATCTCCGCGCGCACGTCGTTTGGCGCATCGGAAAGCTTCGTCCAGGGGCCCGAGCGCGCGGCGCGCGGCGGCCCGAGGTCATCAGCCGGCGCGTCGGTCTTGCGCGGCTTTTTCACCGGCGGCGGTGCATCATCGTCCTCGTTTTCTTCCTCACCCTCCGGATCGGGGTCTTTCGGCGGGGGGAACTCGGCGTCTACGGCCTTGATGATGGCTTCGGCGAACGCCTCCGCAGTGGCAAACTTCTTCGGGTTCATGGTCTTGCCGAAGTCGACGACCGCCTTCGATTTCTTCGGATCGACGCCGTACCAGTCGGCTTTAGCCTCGACTGCCGCGGTGATGTCGTCGTTGGTGAACGCGGGCGCCTTGGGTGCCGTCTGCACGGCGAATTGTGCAATCTTGCCGGTTACTTCGCGCACGGCCGCGATATCGCCGGCTGTCGTCGCGGCGTCGAGCTGGGCATTCAGTCCGGCCAGCGCCTGTTCGCGGATCATGACGTTCAAATCAGCGGCCATGGCTCAGACTACTTTCCTGTTGGTGAAGTTGAAATCGACCTTGGGCCTCGCCGGTTCGGGCGTTGTGCCGTCGTCGGCCTCCCACAGCAGCGTCGCCGGGTCCGGCATCTTGTCGGACGGCAGTACGGCGATGATGTCCTGGAAGCTGGACATATAGCGCCAACCGCTCGTCACCGCGATCTGACCGGCCTGCACCATCGTGCCGGCGTAGGGGCGGAACTCCACCCAATCGCCGATTTTGACGTCCTGCTTCTGCAAGCCGTCTGCATCTTTGTAAGTAAATGCGAGCGGCCCCATGGCAACGACGCGCCCGGCCATAACGTTGTGCACCATCAAGTCGCGCGTCATGTCCGGCGTCAGGATGCCGCCGGCGCTCTGTTTCGGCGGGAACGGAATGCGGATCAACACCATGTCTCGCGTGGGCTGCGCGAACTCGTGCGGGATATCGAAGCCGTAAAGACCGACGCTGCTCAAGGTTTGCTCTCCTTCAAGACGTTTTCCAAAACTTCGCGAAGCTTGTCGACCGGCCCTGTCAGCAGCGCGTCGAGCTCATGAAATGCCGCCGCCTTGGCCTGCGTCAGGGAGTCCACCGGGTGCCCCGCCAGGAAGGCCCGGACTGCCGCCGCCCGGCGGTTGCGAAGGTGGCCCACCAAGAGCCGGGTTTCCGGACTGTTGACCCATTCCGTCAGCGCCGCTTCCTGCATTTCCTGATTCCTGCATCAACTGCTGAACGGTCTGCTCCAACTGCGCCATGGTCAGCAGCGCCATTTGATTGTTCTGCATGCCGCCGGCCGCCTCGACCATATTCTTAAGCGCCTGCGTAAGCTGCACGGCGACGGCGCCCGTGACCTTAATTTTCTCGTTCTGCTGTTTCTGCAGCCCAATGTAACCCTGCATCTTCTCCCACGGAGTCGCCTGTGGCGGCTGCGGCGGGGCGACCAGCTTTTCGGGGTTCGGCAGCCGCAGCGTTTGGCACAGCCGCAGCCGAACTTCCTGGGGGTTCATACCCGGATCCTTGGCCAGCTCCATATAGACGCCGGCGAGCGCTGATCGGTGCATTTCGGTCGCGAGCTGCGGATCTGCCGTGACCGCGACGCCTTCGGCGTCGTTCGCTGACAGCCCTTGCGGCAGCATGCCATAGGCGTCGGCCATCATCGCGAACATGCGGAATTCCTGCGTCATCGACGCGACGAGCCGGCGGTGAACGGCGCTTTGCACCTGCGTGCCGTTGTCGATCAGGCCTTTGGCCAGCGTGGCTGTCATCGACGCCGGCGCGTTCTCCAGCAGGTTCAGCGACCCGCTTAGCCGATCGGCCAGCGTGATAAGCTTGTCGAGAACTGACACAGATCCGGCCGACACTGTTTTGGCCGGGAACATCGACAGCTGATCTGTGATCTTGCCGCCATCCATCGGGATGACAGTGATTCGGTTCTCCTGAAGTTCGATCTTGTCCGGCATCCCGACGCCGCCACCGCCGTAGACGCCGCCGTTTGCGGCCTCGTTTTTGGCCGTGTTGATGATGGCCGCAAGCATCTGGTCGGCCGAGTTTTCAGCACGCGATAGCAGCCTACCGAAACCCATTGGAAAGAAGCCGCCCTTCGGGTCCGGCAAAAATCGGTATGGGTAGAAGCGGCGAATCGGATTGAAAAATAACGCCTCGGCCGTATCGGTGATTGTCTTTTTGGACCACCGCGGCACGATCTTGACGATGTCCATCTGATCGTCGCGCGAGATGACCAGCGTCCAGGGTTCTTCGGCTTCGTCGCCGTCGAGGTCCAGCCACATGTCGACTTCGAAGAAGCGTTTTGGTGCCTGCGTATCCGGTCCGTCGAATCTCGGGTCGTAGTCTATCCAATGGCCGCGCTTGATCGAGCGCATGATCTCATAGGGGTAGCGTTCAAACTCGTGCGTGACGCGCGGCGCGCGCTCGATTGAGCTGATGTTGTCGTTGACGATGACGCGGTTGCGGCCGACCGACGGCACGAAGTGCGTGTGAAACAGCTTGTCCACGTCGTCAAAGGTGCGCTTGCGCCAGCCCAGGCCGGTGACGGACATGTGAACGATGAGCGGGTCGGTGTCGAGCGTCCAGTTTGGATCTTTGGTGCGCAGCTGCGCGGAAATCCATTCCGCCAGTGCTTCGCCGCCCGGTTCACTTGCCCGCGCCAGGTCGGGCTCGCCCAGCAGCGCATCGGTCGCACGGGCTGAGAACTGCACCACGGCGGATAGCGTTAGCTCAGTTGACGGTGGCGCATCTTCGCCGGACCCGGCGGCTTCGCTGCTGCCGACGTGCTGCGCGGCGCGCTCGGCCTCCAGCGCGTCGAGGTAGCCCTGAGCTTTTCCAGCCCACGGCTTCATGCTGATGTCGTCAATCTGGACCAGCTCGCAAATGTCGCTGGCCAGCCCGCGGCGCACGTCTTCGTCGAGCTTTTTGGCGAGGTTGCCAAATTTCTCGGGGTTCTTGAGATCGAGTTTCAGCTCGGGAAGGTCGCGCATGCAGCCTCTGTATGACAAGAATGTAAGACAGTCAAGAGCTTAAGACTACCACAATTTGACGGGAACCGCACGTTTGTGCTAATCCGTAAGACAGCCTGACGCAAACCCCGGCCATAGGAGACTTAGATTGCAGGTCATCGATAGATCGCTCCAGAGTTCCCAATACTGGCCTGGATTGTTTGCCCTTTTCGGCATGGACTATGAACGCCTTCCGAAAGTCTACACGCAGTTTTTCGACACGAAATCGTCGGAAAAGGCTTTCGAAGAGTTCATGACCGAGCGCGCGGGCCTTGGCCTTTCCGTCATGCAGCCCGAGTTGACGCCGGTGCAATTCGACGCCCCGAACGAGGGCTATCGCACGCAGGTGACGCATGCATCCTACGGCCTCGCCGTGGCGATCTCGCGCGAAGCCAAGGACGACAATCTCTACGAGGACGTCGCCTCGCGGATGATGAAGGAAATGGCGTTCAGCGCCAACCAAACGCAGGAATATATCGCTCACGCGCCGCTGAACGTCGCCGGCGATGCAGTCAACGGGTTGCGCGCCGATGGCGTGCCGCTGATCTCTCCGTCACACGCCACCGCGTCAGGGTTGCAGTCCAACCAGCTCGTGTCGGCCAACGTTTCGGAACTCGCGTTCGAGAACGCCGTGATTCAGATCAGCTACGCGCGCAACGGCCGCGGTTTCATCATTAACCTGCAGCCCAAGCGTGTCATTCTCTCCCCGGAGAGCGGCCCCGAGACCCGACGAATCCTCGGTTCGCCGTTGCAGTGGAACGCGTCCACCAACAACATCAACGTACTGCGCTCCACCGGCGCGATTCCGGAAGTGATCGAGACGCCGTACCTGGTCGACAAGGACAACTATTTCATCCAGACGTCCGAGCAGGACAAGGACAACGGCCAGGGCATGACGTTTTGGGAGCGCTCGCCGCTTGAAGTGCGCGAAGATTCGAACTGGTCGAATCAGGCGTCGCTGGTCGCGCAGTGGTTCCGGTGCGCCGCTTCCATCATTGACTTCCGTACGGTTTACGGTAGTTTGGGCGCGTCCGGCTAGTCCGGAGCGTTTTCCTCCCTTTGACTCTCCGCCCGAGGCGCCGCAAATGGGCCTCGGGTTTTCTTTAGGTGGCAGACCATGGTCGCGCCGAAGCCCAAATTCGGTCCCGCCGCTTTGTGGGGTGCCTGCTCGCGGTGCAACGCTCGCGTGCTGGCGTCGACGCTGCGGCGCGAGCGCTTGACCGGCCTACTCGTCTGCACGAAGGCGTCCGGCCGCGGCACCACGGCATGCTGGGACCCCTGGCCCGAAGTGCTCGACTTCCAGGTCAAGCCCGACAAGTCGATCGAGCCGCCGTCCGAGCCGCTGCCGCTCCGTTACAATCTCGATGCGATATGGGGCAGCGGTCCCGAAAGCGGCACCACGAAGATCTTCGCCAACGCGCCGGCGGCCGCGCCCGACGACGCCACGCGGCTGCAAAGCCTGCTCTCGACGGTGCCCTACTACGCCAATATCGGCAAGTCGGCGGCGTTCATGGGGCCGATGGCGCGGCTCGGGGACGAAGTGTTCAACCTGACCACGATCGTACCGGCCGACTGGGACGGCACGTTCTTGCCCTCGTCGTCGATTCGTACCGTCACGCCGCCGGACGAAGCGGCCGAGCTTGCGGCCGTCACGCGAACTGATAAGGATGTCCCGGCGGACCCGATATGGACGCCGCCCTGGGCTCAGGTAAAGCAGGTCTGATGGACACCGCCGCAACGATCATCGACAAGGCCATGAGGCTCTACGGGATCGTTGACGAGACCGAAGGCGCAACGCCGACTGACATCGCGAACAACGTCGCCGTGCTGAACGACCTGCTGCGCCAAGAGATGGCGGACGGCGCAGTGCAGTTCCTGATGAAAACCGAAAGCGTGATGCTGCCCGCCGGCGTAAGCGGCCAGATCTATAGGTTTTCGATCGGTACTGCGGACCCGGGCTATCTGTTCCAGCGTGACGCAGTGGCCGTCAAAGCCATATGGCTGAACGACATCGGCCTGACCATCAATCGCGAGACCCGCATGGCGCCGAAAGCCGACGTCGTCCGGACGACCTTTCCCGGCATCATCACCAAATGGCACCAAGAGCGCCAGTCTGACGGCTCGGTCCTGGTGACGGCCTGGCAGCCGCCGCGCGCCGCTGTGACGGCCCTGATCGAATACGGCGGGCGCCTGGCCCCGATCACGGAGGCCGATGGCAGCGACGTCGTAGGGCTGCCGCCGGAGGGCGTTCACGACGCAGCGCTGCTGCTCGGCCGGCGCATCTGCACCGCCTACGGAAAAAACCCGGCCAATGTCGCTCTCGTGGCGCAGGACGCCGAGCGCGTGAACGCGCGCTGGCGTGAGTGGGCGCGCGGCCAACAGTGGATTCGAATGGTCAGGAGTTGAGAAGATGGCAGGCGCCAACGTACAGTTTTACACGCTCGACCACGAACCCGCGAGCCCCGGGGAGGAGCAGTTGTTTTCATTTCGGTGCCCTACACGCGGCACCGAATGTTTTGGGCTCCATATCGCTAACCGCACAGGCATAAAACGCGACCCGCAGGGGCAAAATGGCGGTGTTGCGCATTGGGAGTGGAACGGCAGTCGGGACTCGCCTACGTTTTCGCCATCGGTAAACTGTCAGCGTTGCTGGCATGGCTACATTCGTGGGGGGCGCACGGTCAGCTGTGCGGGTACCGACGAACCGGAGCCAGACAAAGCATGAGCCAGCGTCCGCCGCTCGACATTCTTGGCACGTTTCAGGACCCGCTCGGGCTCGACCAGGGCGCCAGCAAGCTGACCAACGTCCGCGTCGTGCCGCGCGAGGCTGCCGAGGTGGCGAGCTCGCCGGGCGCGCCGGCGGGCAAGGCGGCGCGCGTGCGCTTCGTTGGCGCCCCAGGCCTGACGCCCCGCTGCCACCCGACGACGTCACCCTGCCTCGTGCTGGCCGCCGCACTCGGCACCCTGTGGTCCGGTCACGCCGACGGCACGATCTGGTACGGCGTCGAAACCGCCACGCCCGTGTTATCGGGCACCGTGGCAGTCGACCCGACGCAACCCATTATCCGATTCGCTGAAGACCGCACCGCGCTGGCGATCGCCACGAACCGCAATGTGCTCGGAGGGACGCGCGCCGGTACCGGCTACGTCGCCACGCAGGGCGGCGGCGTTGTCAACTGTGGATTCGATACTTCGATCAATTTCGATCCGTCTGCTGTCGCCGAACTCGACAACATGACGCTCTGGAGCGGCGCGTCGAATTTTTACGCCAGCCAAGACGCCAAGGTCTACCGATCGCAGCCGCTGGCACCCGCAAACGTGCTGCCGAACAGCTGGGGCACCAAGGAAGCGCGGCCCGACAGGGTCGTGGACCTCGCGGTGTCTGGCCGGGTGCTGTGGCCGCTCGGCGCCCGCTCGCTCGAACAGTGGTACGATAGCGGCGCCAACACTGATATGCCGTTCGTCCCCTACCCGAACAGCTTGGTCTCGGTCGGCATCGCGGCGCGGCTGTCACGCGCAGTGCTGCGGGACCTGATTGTTTTCGTGGCGACTGACCTACGCGTGTGGGTCTGTACCGGCCAGTCCGGCAAACCAGTGTCGCCGCCCTGGGTCGATCTGCTGTTGCAGGAACTTACGCTGGCGCAGCTGCAACAGCTGACCGCCTACGCCTACGGCCAAGGCGGTTCTGACTTTTACGTCTTGACGCTGCCGGGCCAGTGGACGATCGAGATGTCGGCGGCGGGGCTATGGTCTTACCGGCAGTCGCCGGGCCGTCTCGATCACGCCGGCCGTTGCGCCAAGGAGTACGACGGCGGCACGACCTTTGTAGGCCTCGATACTGGCGAGATCTGCGCGCTCGATCTCAACAGCGCTTCGGAGCCGGCTGGCGTGATAGAGCGCGAAATCATCACGCCCTGGGTGACGGCTGACGACCAATTCTCAACGGTCAATTCGCTCAGCATCACGTCATCAATGGGGCCTTCAGCCGGGCAGTTCCAGCTCGATTGGGCCGACAACCGCGCGGTGACGTGGCGCGGCTTGCGCAATATCACGTTCCCGCTGCCCGGCACCCGCCGCGCGATCGCCCGCAATTTCGGGTCGTCGCGGCGGCAGCAGTTCCGATTTCGCTACTCGGGCACGCAGGCGCCGTTCACGATTGACGAATGGTTTGCGGATATCGACTAGGTCGTCGCGAACGCGCGAGCCGACGCCGTCATGGTCCCCGGCCACTTGGCCAGCTCGGCGCGGATCGACTTCGTAACCGGGCTGGCGTTTTCGTAGACGGCCAAAATAGGGTGTTCGAAAGTCGACAGATACCAGACCATTTTGGTGCGGTTGGCGTCGACTTCTTGCATCTGGCTCTGGCCTGCGACATCTTGGTATTGTAACGTATACATCTTCGTTTCCTCTTTCCTGACCCGCGCACCCTAACCGCAAAGAACCGTACAGTCAATGGCCAAAGTGCCCCCACCGCCCCCGATTGCGGCCCAGGACCCTACGTTCAATCGGTACCTGATTGAACTCACGGCGTTTTTGACTGCAAGCGGCGAGATTGACCCGACCAGTGTTGCTGGGCTCGTCGCGCTGTCGAATCAGGTGGCGACCGACACGGCCAACGTCGCGTCGCTGCAGACCACCGTCAGCAGCCAGAGCGCCAGCATCTCGACATTGCAGGGCCAGGTCACGACATTGCAGGGTCAGGTCACGACATTGCAGGGTCAGGTTTCGGCGCTCCAGGCACGCAGCCAAGTGTTCAGCGGTAATGTCGGAGCTGTCGGGCCGCCATCCGCGGGCCTCGGCAGCGTCGGCGATTGGTTCCTGAACACGGGAGGCACGGCCGGCAACAAACTATGGTTGAAGACAGCCGTAGCCACCTGGACGAACTATCTTTAACCCTGCCGCGCCCACGAGGGGCCGAAACCGCGTCGGAGACGCCGCCGTCCAGGCGGCATACTTCATCCGAAAAATATCCTCCGCAGGTCTGCCAACGCCTCGGATGCCATCTCGCCGAGCGCGCTGTCGAACGATGCCGGCCGCGCGAACCGCGCCCGGTAGCCCTTCTCGTGGTCCCATATCGTGCCCCACATCTCGACCGTGCCGAATACGACACCATCGCAGCCGGTTACTTGACTGCGGATGACGAGATGTTCGGGCCTGTTCTTGTAGGACTCCGTCATGTCTTCGAGCGTCTTGAAACCGTGGATGCCCTGCTCGCCGATGTCGGGGTTGGTACCCTCGGTAATGAGCTCCCGGTACCACCGCCTGTCGGAAGTCCACGACAGCAGCCGCGAGTTGCCCGGCACGTAGACATAGCGCCAGAATCGATAGGCAGTTTGAGTGCCGATCTCAATCATGGCGTCGGCTCCTTCTGCGGCACCTTGACCGGCTCCTGCGGAGCTGGCGCTTCTTGCGGCACCAGCACGCGGCGGCGTTCGGGCTGTCCAATCTCTGCCATGTCACGTTCCTCCCGCGATCGCGTTGATGTGTAACTGAAATTCTTCAACCGTGCGGACGACGAGGTAAACGCCACCGGCTGCCGCCCACTGGCGTTCAAATTTCTCCTGGCCGAGCTTCTGATCGCCCTTATCGTCTTTGAGCTCGATCGCCGTTGGCCGCAGTCCGATCGGGAAGGCCAGATAGTCGGCCACGCCTTTGCGAACGCCCATGCGTTTGAAATGCATATGCGTGCCGATGCCGCCACGCCGCTCGTTCGCGACATGGAAAATTAGCAACCGATCCCAAATGCCGGATTTGACGAGCCACTGCTGACAATGCATCTGCAGGCATGTTTCGTCGTTCGCGGCGGTCTTAACGACCTTTTTTCGGGAGGATGCCAAGTTCCACTAGCCTCTGTTCTTGGGTCGGAAGCCACGCTTCGATCGCCGCCTGCACGGCGAGTGATCGGTTCGACACGTCGCTGTCGATGTTGCGCACGACGAAGTCCACCCGCGCCACCAGGACGTCGGTAAGACGGGCCGAGACCATCGTGGTTTTGCGTTCGTCTGCCATCGGTGGTAAGGTCTAGCTCAAATCTGTATGACAATCAAGAGGCTGTTTTCATGAGCTTCGGCGACGGGCTTGGTGCCATCATCGGTGCGCAGGAAGGTAAGCAGGATCTGCAGGCCGGGCAGGACGCCGTCAACGGCGTCTCCAGCAGCTTCGGGTCGTCCGTGGCGCCCTACAACTCGTTCGGACAGTCTTTCATGCCGGCGGCCTCGACAGCGGCCGACAAGGTCACCGGGGCCGCCGGAAACGTGCAGTCCTACGACGACTTCATGAAAAACTACCAGGCTTCGCCGGGTGCGCAGTACGATATCCAGCAGGGTCAGGAGGCGCAGGACAACAGCGCGGCGGCGCGCGGGCAGCTGCTCTCCGGAACGAACCAGCGGGCGCAATCTGACATCACGCAATCGATCTCCAACAAATACGCGAATCAGGCCTACGGCTCGTACCTGCAGGGCAACCAGCAATCATTCGGTCAGCTGACCAGCGCGCTTGGTTCGCTGTTCCAGGGCATCGGTGTAGGCACCACCGCGACCGGCCAGCAAGCGGGTGTCGATTCCGCGCAGATAGGCGCCACGTCCAGCCTGGCGCAGGCGCAGGCCAAGAATGATCAGTCCAAGGGCTCGGGTTTCGGCTCGCTGTTCTCGTCACTGCCGATACCGGGATTCGGGTCGTGACCGATACACCTTGGATCACGGCCTTAATCCAGCTGGTCACGATTGCGGGCACTGTGATCAACTCAGGACTTGCGGTCCTGGCCTACGTGCAGGCCCGCAGAAACATGACCAAGATTCACGAGGTGCGGGTGTCGATCGACGGCCGCATGGATCAGCTCCTTGCAGCCCGCAGCACTGAAGCGCACGACGCCGGGGTGCGCGAGGGTAAGGCGTCCGGCAACGGCGACAGCTACATCACCGGGCTGTTGAAGAAATAGCTATTGTTTACGTCTCACGCGGTAGCCCCACCCCGACGCGCCTTCGATGCTAATGCCAGTTCCGTCGAAGGCGCGGTTGATTTGTTGAATGTGCACGCGAATATTGTGATCGCTGCGGCCGAGCGCGCCACCTAACTCTTTGGCACTAAGGCCCGGATCTCTACTAACCAAGTCGAAAATTTGCGCTCTGTTCACTGTCAACGCCACGCCGTGACGTGTCGAGTGCGGCATCGGGCGGTGGCAGCACGGGCAAAATTCAGTAGCCATCAGTAGCAGCCCCCTCGCCGCGTTCTTTCCCACCAGATATAGCGACATACGACGTTGCACCCCCGGAAAATTGCACCGAAGTGTGATACTTCATTTCAGATCGTCCCTTGTGATGCTGTAGACAAATACGTCCTGCGGCTCGTCGCTGATGTTTGGGAACATCTCGAATCGCCGCAGCCGGCCCTCTTTCGTCGCGCCAAGGCGTTCGGTCGTGCGCTGCCCCATGATGTTGTCAACGTGCACGTAGGACCACACTCGCCAGATTTGCGGGTGCGAAAAGATCCAGGCGACGAACGGCGCCGAGAATTCGCGGCCGAAGCCCCGCCGCTTGCCGTTCGACACCAGCGTGACCGTAGCAGAATGGCTGTGGATCTCCAGCCCGACGAGCCCAAGAAACGCGGGGCTCTCCTCGATCGCTAGCCATTTGGTGGGGCCGCCCGCCTGGTAGCGCTTAATCAGCGCTGCGGCATCGTCAAGGCTCACGAGCGGTCGCAGCCCGAGATACCGCACCGTCTCGGGATTGCCGAGCATCGTGAGCAAGCCCCAAGCGTCGCCGTTGCCGACATCGCAGATGGTGAAGCGGCCGAGCTGCGCGGGGTTCATTCTGCGGCCCTCGGCAAGTCCCAAGGCATGGCGTGAGGCGTGGGCGCGACTTGAGCACGTTTGCAATTCTCGACAGCTTGACGCCAGTACGATGGTTTGAGTTCAGCGCCGACCGCGCGTCGGCCCATCTGCAACGACACATAAAGTTCAGATCCGATGCCGGCAAACGGCGATAGCACCGTGTCTCCTGGGTTGCTCCACAAATCCACACATCGACGGATTGGAGTCAGCTGCAGCGGCGATATGTGCGCTTCGTCCGCCTCTTCGCGAGCTTCTTTGCGCGACAACACGTCACCTTGCGCAATGTCAGACCATACGGGCTCAGCGTACCGCTGCCAGACTGCAATGCTGTACTGCCGCGAGCCTGACGTTGCAATGCACGGCACCATTTTTTCACTTTCTTCATCCCACTCGCGACTCGGTAACGTACCGTCTGGCGTGGTTTCGGACCCATAATACGCATCAAACTGCCCCGCCACTGGTTCGGGGTTAACGCCGGGCTTGCGCATCGTCACTATGTAGTCGGGTATCGCCATACGCGAAAGACTGGAATCCTTGCAAATTTGTTTGTGCAGCAATCCGATGGCCTTCGTGCGCTGCATCGCCGAAACTGGATCTTTCCTGATCACAACTTCGGAGTGATAGTAAAACCCAGCGTCTTGATGAGCTTTAATGATGTCGCCACGAAAATCCCGCAACCCAATAAACCCATCACGCATCTTAGATGTTGGCAAATTCATGCAATGGATCGACACCAGCCGCCCAGGCTTCGTCACTCGGAACACTTGGTCGATAAGAAAACGGTAATGCGTCCAAAAATCCGAGTCTGCACGGCAGTTGCTCATGTCACGCGGATCGTCGCTAAACGTATATAGCGATATGAACGGCGGACTGTATATCGTATAGTGCACGGACTCATCCGGCAAAGCACGAACCACGTCAACGCAATCGCCGTTCCACAGATGCCAGTCTGTTCCGCTCGCCTGATCGATTACCGCAGCCATGTCGGGATCTCCATTTTGTTTTTGTGGCGCTCTACTTCGCGAATGCCGTGTAGCGTCCTGGTCATCAGCGTTCGCGTGTGTTTCGACATTTCTTCGGCCATGCGGTCTGCCGCCGCTTCTTTTGCCGCGAGATTGTCTACAACTGCGCCTTCGGCAGTGGATGCGATAAAGTACGCACGCACCGGCTGCATCTGGCCAAAACGCCAACACCTGCGGATTGCCTGAAACAACTGCTCAAACGAGTCGTTTAACCCAACAAAGACCATGTCGGCACAGCGTTGAAAATTCATGCCCCATCCGGCAATGCTCGGTTTTGACACGAGCACGCGAATGGAGCCGTTTGCGAACCCCATCAGTCGCTCGGATTTTAAATCTGCGTGGTGGCTTCCGCGCACCTCGACGGCACCAAAAATCGCGGCCGTGAGCATTTCCGACTCGGTATTGGAGTTGCACCACACTAACCAAGGGCGATCCGGGTTTGCATTGACCAGTTCGGCAGCCGCGCGCACTCGATCCGAGGTGCTGTCCCGCCGCGCTCGGAGCCGTTCAGATAGCGTGTGCGCAACCGGGAGATCGGATGGAACAGTAATAAATTCTTTGTGCAGCGGCGGTAAATCGTAACCCGGCTCATCATATCCGAGTTCGCGCGGGTGGCGCAACATGACGGACCAAGATGATAACCACGCCCAAAATTCTTGCTCGGCATGCCCTTTCAGACGCCACTCCGCGGATGGTTTTGATTTGCCGGCTTGGCGATCTTTGGCGCCGATTGCCTTCATGCCACCTTCATGGACAAACCACGTAGCAAGCATCTCTTTGGCGCTGCACACACCCAAAAATTCAGCGTGATTGCCCAGTTCGACATAGTCGTTTGGTGCTGGCGTCGCGGTGCACGGCAACCGAAACGGAATATCTTTGGTAAACTCTACCAGCTTCGCGCGTGTTTTGCTGTCGTGCGCCTTGATAATACTAGACTCATCCAAAACGATGCCAGCAAAAGCAGCAGGATCGAAATTATCAATACGATCGTAGTTCGTGACGACAATCCTGGAACGCATGTCATCACGATGCGCGGCGTACTCTACCGAATCAATGTTGAACTTTTTCGCTTCCTGAACGGTCTGCTGAGCTACAGCCAGCGGCGCCAAGACCAACACCCTACGCCACATTGCGTCTTGCTGTACTGCTTGTGCCCAACTTAGCTGCTGAAATGTCTTTCCCAAGCCAGTGCCTGCGAACACCGCCGCGCGCCCGCGTTGCAACCCCCACGTTACGATGTCACGTTGAAACGGCCGCAATGCATCCGGCAGTTTACGAACCTCTAAACCTGCATGCACAGGAACGGCAGATTTTCGAGCTATGAAATCTTCGTACGGATTGGACATCATTTAAATAACCTCTAGGGATCAGAGTACGTTTTTAAGCGTACATGTCAATAGCTACTTCGCCATCCTTTTTGCTTCGTGGCCCTCGCAATCGAGCGGCAAACCTGCTGTCCAGTGCCGCGGCCGTTTCATTATCTCGCGCATTGCGGCCGATCGCTCTTTCGCAACGGCTTCAGGTGCCAACGCCAAAATAGAATCGTAAACGTCGAGCAGCAAGTGCACGTCCGGCAGCTCGCGCTCGATGTCGGCTTCAGCAGCTGTGATAATGGACCGTGTCATGCTCTGCGCCGCAATTTCGAGCAGCGAACCGCCGAACGCTTTTTGTCGCAGCATCGCGCCGAACTTGCCGCGAAAAAACAGCGTTTCGCCCTCGTGACTGATATGCGCGGAGTAGTGCGGCACGCGACGCCCGCAGGGTAGCAGCATCCACACTGTCGCGTGCGCATCCTTCTCGAATGCGACTTTGCCGGCCGGGAACACGCGGCCCGGCTGCTCGTAAATCGCGGCCTTGAAGGCGTCGGATAGCGCGTACCAGAGCTTTACCAGCAGCGGGTTCGCTTTCCGATAGCCGTCGATGTCAGATCGCGCCTTGATCTCGTCCATGTTGTTGCCGGCGCGGCGCTGGTACGCCATGTATGTTCGGTGCCCGAGCTGGTAGTTGCCGCCGAGGGTCACGGATTTGTAGCTCTGTCGCTCATGCGGGTGTGTCTTCTTCGTCGATCCCGGCGGGACGCGGCCCATCGCAATGGCGTTGTAGATGTAGGGATCACCGCCGCTCGCCAGCAGTTCAAGACGCTCAGTGTCGCCGGCCATCCACAGCGCAATTCGGTACTCCGCGTTCGACAGGTCGTTGTCGGCAATCATCCATCCGTCGGGTGCGACAATGCAGCCGCGTAGACAGTCGGAAAGCGCCGTGTTGCCGTAGCGGTGGCCTTCCTTGAGGCCCGCGATCACCTGGTCAACATCGTACCTCCCCGATGGGCGAGCAATGTTGAACATGTTCGCGCCTTCGGAGGTTCCGCGCCCCGATCGCGCGCCAAAGTAGCGCGTCGCGTCTTTGTACCAACCGCCAACGTGACGATCGAGCAGGGCTTGAGCTTTAAGCGGCGCGCTTCCCCCTTCTGCCTGAAGAAGTTCAAGCACTTCGCGAACGTCCGGGTGGAGATCGTCATCGGCCAGTTTCTCCGCTACAATGTGTTTCTGTGTGCTTTCCAGTCCTGCAGCATGGCTGTTGCACCACGCGACGATTCGCTGGCGCTGCGACAGCTTCGTCACGGCGTTCTGCGTCAGCGCCACGAGCCGCTGCGTGCTCTCCTGTTCGATCTCCTGCCGGCGCAGCGCAATCGCCGTTGCAAGATGCAGATCAATCGGGAGCCCCAATTCGTTTTTGCGCCAGGTGCGCTCGAATACCAGCCTCTCGTCGGGCGAGAGCGGCGGCAGTCTAGCGTCGACGTCGAGCAGGCAGCGCAGATCCTGGTCGGCGTATTTGCAAAGCGTGGCGTAGAGGCTGACGCTCTCGTCGAAGGTGCCATCACGCCGCGGCCTGCAAGTCGCCATGACCGCGGCGTGGCCCTGCTTGTCCTTGCCGGCGACGCCCAGCGTTGTGCATACCTGGTCCAGCCCGCCCGGCAGCGCCATAGCCTGCGCGCGGCCCATCGTGCAATCAACTTTTGTTACGGGCAACTCAAAGAACGGGTTTTGTCCCTTGAGAACGTTGACGTCGAAGTTGGCGTGGTGCGCCACGAACCGGCGGCATTGCGCAGCGTCGGCGTAGAGCTCCGCGAGACTGTGCGTGCCGAGGTGCGGGTGCACGGTGCAGGCGCGCTTGCTGGCGCCCCGGAAGCGCCAGACCGCGACCGTGATCTGCGTCGAGCGATCGGCGGCGTAGCGGCGCGCGCCCGCGGCTTTCAGATCGATCCTGGAGCGCGTCTCCAGGTCGCACCAGAGGTCGTCGGGGTGCATTGTTCAGCCTTGTCGGAAAGAGGGGCCGAGAGCCCATTTGCGGCGCTCCCGGCAGTTTAGCGGCTAGGGGGCAAAGCCCGCCGCAGGTTCTCGCGTCAGCGCGGCGCGAAGGGATTCGCGGGCGGCCCTGCGCTAAAAGGGCTTGCCGTCGTCGGGGCAGATCCGGTCTGAGGGGCAGGCTGAAAACCCGCAACCTGGAGCCCCTGCGCCTGCGCGGCGGCCATCAACTCGGCACCTGAGACGCTATTCGCGAATACGATCTCCTCGCCGGGCGCGGTGAACACGACGGCATTGAGGAACAGCTTGACGCCGCGCGGATCGTTCTGCTTGACGGCCGCGGTGACGCCAGCCATGACGTAGTCGCCGGACTTCACGCCAGCCTTGCCGGGCAGTTTGACGAGCGCGCCGCCGGCCTGCACCAGCTCGACGTTCGGGGCGCCGTTGGTGTTGCCCGAGAACATCCAATGACCCTTGGCGTAATCGGTTAGCTTGCCGGTCTTGACGTTCGGCAGGTCGCCGTCGAGTACGGGCCATGCGATGATGTGCGGGTTAGCCGCGAACAACTTGCCACAGGCTGCTGCGATCCCGGCCAACGCCGGTTCCTGGTGCCATGCCGCCTGCGTCTTTGGCACGATGAACGAGGCGAAATAGCTGGGCTTGTCCTGCGGCTTGCCCTCAAACTCCCGGCTCGGCTCCCAAAGATGCCGCATATCGACGATGCGCGCGTTGAACACGGTTGCGGATTCGTATTGCTTTTGTGCTGCCATTTTTCGATTTCCTTTTGCTAAGTTCCTAACGCTTGCACTGTACGGACATCAACGGATGTTTGTCAAGTATCTTCGAGGTCGGCCGCCACCAGCCACAAAAGCGCGTGGTCAATCGTGTCGACGCGCACCACGGTTGGTAGGTTGTGAAAGATATTTTCGGCATCTGGACCGACCACGATCAGGATCTTGTTGCGCGCGACGGCGTAGCCAAACTCGACGTGACGTCCGCCGCTCGTGAACATCGCACCGGCGGGCAGAATCTTGGAAATCACGGCGTCGACCGCGTCGATGTCGTCCAAATCCCTCTGTGCCGCAGCAGCAAGCGTCATACCCTCCTCGTTGCCGTCGATCCATCTTGCGGTGCAGGTGTGGCCGGCGATTTCAAGTTTGCGGCGCCATTCCTGCATCTGGTTCATGCTGCTGTAGGGTGCGGCGAGGTAGATTTTCATGCTAATAGCTCACTTTCAACGGTGCTTCGGGCTTATGCGCGCCGATGACAGCATATTGCTTACCGGCGGGGCCGAGCTTTTCGGCTGCGGCTGGCGAGACGGGTTTGACGCCTTTCGGGCCGAAGCTCTGCATCAGGAACGCCGCGGCCTGCTGCTCGTCGTTCCAGGCCCTATAGCTTCTGCCCGGCTTCAACGCGGCTCCGTCGACCTGCGCACCGAGCTTCAGCTTCGTTTCCAGTGCCTCTTCGTAGACCGCCTTGACGTCGCCAAGGGCGCGAATCATGCGGAGCATACGCACGATATCCTTCGGCTCCAGATCCTCGATCCGGCGACTCATGGCGCCCATGAGGAACCCGGCGTCCGTCGCCATGGCGGGGCACGCCTGGAACGCGCGGCACCAACGACAGTGCGGCCCCGGCTTCGGCGCGCTGCGATCGGCGATCGCGGCCAGCACGCGCGCCTTGTGCGCCTCCACCTCGGCGCGGCTCGCTACCCACTGTTTCCACGGGTCGTCATCAAGCCCGTTCGGCTGGTAAATCACGAGACGCCACCATGGCGAATCCATATGCGGCAGCAGCGCGGCGGCGTAGGTCAGGAGCTGCTTATTGTGGAAAGCGGGAACGTCCCACTTGCCAAATTTGGCGTCCAAGACGGTGCTGACCTGCCTTGACGGGTTAAAAATATCGACCGTCCCGCCGCACTCGTCTGTGATCTTTACGCGCAGCTCACGCTCCACGATCGGATACCCGTCGTCGTACTCAAGCTGCGCCAGAAACGCCTCGACGTCGGGCAGCAGGCCAGCTTCCATGTCGGCGTGTGCTGCGGTGCCAGCGGCCGCTGCCGCGGTCGTAGTGGCGGGCTTCAACGGCTCTGGCACGGCGTATCGCGCCGACCATGAGCAGTTGAGCCACGTCTTGGCATCGGATGGCGGGTAGATCGCGTGACTGGTCATGGTTTCCTCTCAAAAAGTGCGGGGTGGCCATTTGCTGTAGCTCGTTTAAGCGCCGCAACCACGCGACGGCCCCCTGCTTTTTACGCCGTGATGCCCATCCACTTCGCGAGCTGCGCGAGCCGGTCGGGCGGCATCTTCGGCAGGAACACTTGGTCGATTTGCGCCATGGTGGCCTGCGCAGCCTCGGGACCACACTGCTCGCGGAACCAGCCCAACGCACCGTCGGCCGAGCTGGCGCCGCTTGAAAATGCAAAATCACGCTTGGCCGTGATTTTGCCGACCAGCGCGGCCACCGCCGGGTCGACCGCGGGGGCGGCAGCGGCTGCAGGGAACGCCGACGCCAGAGCGGCAAAGGGCGCCGGGGGCGCAAGACCCGGTGGATTGAAAGCGGGGGCCTCGGCTGGCGGCTGCAAAGGGGCGGGCACGTTCAGCGCACCCGTAGCGACCTGGTTGAACGCGGGCGTCACGACCGGGGCCTCGTCGGCTGCTTCCTCCTTCTTCGTGCGCTTCGCCCTGCCCGAGACACGGAAGGCCTCGAAATCGTCCATCGAGTCAAATTCAACGGTAATTTTCATCGTGTTCTGCTCCTGGTTTACGTTCGTGTGAATGTATGACAGTACGGAATTGTGCTGTCAAGTGGTGGGCGTTAAGTTTTGTAGCCGGTCCATGCGCTCAATCTCAGCGACGATCAGCGCGCCAGCCTTCACCAGTTCACGGCGTCGATCGCCTTCTTTCCACCAAACCGGGTCAAAAGGCCAGAGCCACTCCAGCAGCTGCGGACTTCGGCTGCGCGCAGGCGTAGCGTAGCAGGCCGCAGCTGCTGCAAGTTCCCCGCAGGTGTGTCGGTCGTCGTGACTTGGGGTCCAAGTCTCGACTTCGACTTGCCGACGACGTTCGGCTACTACATCTTCGATCGCTGTCATCTCTGCAACGCCTGTCCTGTGTTGACGTCGCGCACCGCAGCCGCGACGTATCGTCCGTTGGGCGATCTCTTCAAAAAGACGTAATCGATTTCGGGAAGCGATTCATAGGGCCACACCGCGGTCGTGAACTTTGTCGTGAGCAGCCAGCCGCCGTGGTCCTGCTTGACCGGCGGGCTCACGATCGTTTGCCACGGCTCGGCCTCTAGGATCTTGCGAATGCTGACAGCCTCGGCGGCGCCCCCACGCGTTTTCAGATCCTTGCCGTGCTCGACCAGGGTCGTGTTGTCGTAGCCGCAAAATGGACAGATCGGGTGCAGGAACGCGGCGTAGGTCTCCTCGCACGCGGCGCATTTCTTGATGTCGGCCTGCTGCGCGCCGCAATGCGGGCAGCGCATGCCATGAAAGTGCGGGTCGAATCGCTCGTCACACGCCTTGCAGCGTGGCGCCGAGCGGTGCAGCGCGTGGCAGGCCGGGCACGTCTTGCCGTGCTCCCACGTCTCCCACTCCTCCAGGCATGCCAGGTCGTCGCAGGTCAGCATCTTGCCGGGCGAGGCCATGACAGCGTCGAGCGCGCCGTGGCGCTGAATGTTGCCGCCAAAATCCGACACGAGGCAGTTGGTTACGCGCGGGTGCGCTCGGGCGCCGCGGCCGAGACCCTGCAAATAGAACCCTGCGGACTTCGTTGCGCGCCAAAACGCGATGTAGTCGATGTCCTGGACGTCGAAACCCGTGTTGAACATGTTGCACGACACCAGGATGCCGCCGGCTGGGTCGCTGCGGAACGCGTCCACTGACTTGTCGCGCTTACCTTCAACAGATCGTGAATGCACGCCGTAGACGTGCGTGTTCGTCAGTTTCTTGAGCTCGGCTTCCGCTTTGTCGACATGCGCGACGTTGCAGCAAAACACCAGCACACGCTTGCGGTCAAATTTGCGCATGACGTCGACGACGGTCTTGGCGTGGCTCGGCACCAGCTTGATTGCGCGCGGCGCCATCTCGTCCAGGTCGTAGTCGCCGGCAACCGTTGCCAGGCCCTCGGTGTCGATCGTCTCGTCTTCGCCTGCGTCGACAGGCACCAGCGGCTTGACATAGCCATCGCGCAGTGCGTCCAGGAAGGTGTAGCGGTACACGATCGGGCCAAACGTCTTTGTCAGGTCGCCGGTGCCGTCGTCGCGGAACGGCTGCCCCGTCAGACCGTGCACCTTCGCGTGCGGAATCTTCCCGAAAAGCTTGCGGTATTGCGATGACTTAGCGGGCGGGACGCGGTGCACCTCGTCGACCAGGATCGCGACGACGTCGCGGAACATGCGGACCCGATTGATGATGGTGCCGATTGTGCCTACCGTCACCCGCGCAAAGGCGTTCGTTGCGATCGAAGATGAGCATATGCCAGGTGACAACCCGATGGTCTTGCACGCCGCGGCGTTGTGTTTCACCAGTTCCTTGTTGTGCGCCACGACTATGACGCGTCCAAACTGACTATAGTGGTGCGCCAGCATGGCGAGCATGAGACTTTTCCCGCCGGCAACCGACACCTCAGCGACCGAAAACCGGTCGTCGTAAGCGACGAGCGCCGAGGTGCCTTTGATTTGGTGGTCGCGGGGCTGGAATGTCATAGGTCGTCCAGAACCTTCTGGGCAGCGTCCGCCGCTTTGACGACGTTTTCCGGCACGTCGTCTGCGCTGATTTCTTCAAGCAAATCTTCCAACGCGGTCATAAGCATGTCGCGTTCTTCGGCGACCTCGTCGTTTTCTGCTGCCGAATCTTCCAAGTCTAGCAGTTTGTCGATCGCGTCGATGAATTGCGGCGGTGCGCCGAACTCGATCGCGTGCGCGCGCAGCCAGTCGACCAGCTCTCGCGTCGTCATGCTGCTGCGCGCCGGCAGTGCCGCCCAGGGAAGCCACGCCATCACAGCCCCGCGAGGTGTTGTAGATCGCGGTCAAACGCTTCGCGCAGCTTTGCAACCGTAGCGTTGAACACGTCGTCGCGGCTGCCGTGGCCGCCAACGACAGCCAACGCCATCACGCCAGCCAAGCCGTCGACGTAGCTCGCGACAACGGCTTGGCTCACGCGCTGGTGCTTGCGGATCACGAACGAGAAGTTATGCAGGTGTTGCGTGAACATGTCGCGCGCCAGGACGGCGGCAGCGGGTTCGATCTTCAGTCCGTCGTTCATGTTCATTTCTTCTGCCCCAAAATTCCGTTGATACCTGTATATAGCATCCCGACTGCGAAGACGCCTGCGGCCCACGGTTCGTGCATGCACAACGTAACTTGTGCAAAGAAACCAAGTATCGCCACTAAAATTTTTGTCATGGCAAAGCGCTCCATACTGCGATCCAGAGGGCGACGAGGCTCAAGAGCCCCGCCAGTTCGATGACCACGTCTGCGCGAGTCACTTGTTCTGCTCCTTCAAGAAAGCCTCGACTCGGCGCTTCCACTCCAGGCGCTGCATCGGGGTCATGTTCTTGAGACCTTCGCGCAAAAGCTGTTCCATGATGTCCTCCCTTACTCGGCGCAATTGAAGTGCATGGCGTTCTGAAACCGGGTTTCAACAGCCGGCCGCGCCAGGATCGCGATGCCGCGCAGGCAGTCCGCGAAAATGGCGCGGTAGGAGCGATGCGAAGACGGGTGCTTAATAGCGATCTGCTCGGCGACGACTTTGCGGGCTGCAGCGTGGGCGGCTTTGAAGGTTTCGGACTTGGTCATGGTGCTCTCCAGCGGTTGATGACCTTATGTACGCGCGCTCGCGTACTGTAGCAAGTCACGAAATGTTACAGCGACAGCCCCAAATTTGCAGCGACGTCCCAAGTACGCGCCACAAGCTCGCCAACCGTCATCACCTCGGCGCCCGGCTGCGGCATGCCCAGGTCCTGGTACTCGATTTCGGTGCCGTCGGCGAACCTGCAGACGCCTGCCGGGATGATCTGGCCCCGCGGCGTGTTGACCACGACGCGCAGCTCCGGCCGATCGCAGCGCACGAGCACGGCGGTGTGCGAGACCATGAATCGAACATCTGCCTGGATCAGCGCGACCGTCTCGGCGACGGGTACTGGGTCCCACGGCATACGCGGTATGAGGTCGTCAGCCATGTTCGACGGTCGCTCGGAGCCCGTAATAGCCCGACACCGGGTCCGTCCACGTTTCGATCCGAGAGGTTTCCGGGTCAAAACTTTCGAGCATGCCGCGGTCTATCATTACGCGACCGCCTACAGATTGCAGCACAGCCCAAAGCGTGCGCCGCCACTGTTCTTCCGTCATCGGCATGAGCGGGTTCATCGCAGCGCCACCACGACAAAATTGACGAACGCAGCGGCCGACAGCGCTATCATGACGCCAATTGCGATCCAGTCTCGGGTGTCTTCGTATCCCACGGCATTTGTTCCTTTTTCGGTTGTTCCCAGGGCATCGCTTGCGGCTGGTGCGTCGCGCCTAGGCGGCAGCGGCCGAGCCCGTCATCTTCAGGTCGGCCGCAGTCGCAGGTCATAGTTCGCGGACCTGATCAAAGATGGCAGCCGGATGTAGATCCATGTACGCGTCGTGCTCTCGTCATTGCCATGGCATCTTCCCCTCGTTCATGTTCCAAGGTGCTGTCACGACCAGCGCGATTGCGCCAGTCGGCGCGTATACTGCCAAAAACGGGCACGACGCCATTGTACGGAAGTGCCCGCTATTTAGCAAGGTCTGAACCTGATCTTTGGTGAACATTTTTGCAGCACCGGCGCGACTGACGACAAATGCGGGCGCCTCGCCGCGGATCTGGTGGCCGAGCTCGCTGGCGACCGTCTCGAATTTGACCATGTAGCCTGCGCGAATCGCATCCATGCCTTCCGCGACGGCGCCCGGCAGCAGTGCGGCCAGCTTCATTGCGGCGCTTTGCTCCTCTTCGGCTTCGCTGACAAATGCCTCGCGCTTGAACACGTTGACGGTCGTGATGCGGCCCTTGCTATCCTGGCCGTAGTTTTCGCTGACAACCTTGCCAACAACGCTCTTGGCTTTCGGGGCGCCGCGCGCTTTGCCACAGTCTATCGAGACCTGGTCTCGGGCGCCAGCGGTGACGCGGTACATGAATCCTGCGTTGCCGGACTTCGCGCCGTTGCCTTTCTGCCAGGCGTCCTCGTTGCCGAGCGGCAGATGATCTGTGACGATCAACGCAGCTGCGGTGCGGCGTGCGACATTTTTGAGGATGAACATGGCCTTGAGCACAGCCTCGGTGTCATTGTCGGCGAAGCACAGCCCTGAAGCGCCCCATGTGTCGAGCACGATGATATCGACGCGCTTGCCCATCGCGGCCATGGCCTGGACTTGGCCGCAGCATTGCAGATCGAACGCAGCGGGGTCCATCACGCCGCGGATCAGGTGGAACCGGTTGGCGAGATCCTGGCCGTTTGGCTCCTGTCGAAGCAGGTGCCTTACGCGTCGTTCTGTGCCGTAATCATCCTCGGCGGCCACCCATAGGACATGACCGTCGGGACGTTCAATATCGGCATCAAGCCAGTTTCGCCCAGTGAGGAAACTGATTGCTGCGTCCGTCGCAACAGTTGATTTACCTGCGCCACTGTGTCCTGTGAGGAAGTGCACCTCGCTCGCAAGAAATCGCTGATGAATGATCCATGGTAGCTCGGCATTGTCATCCTCCAATGAGATTTCAAAACCGGAACGCTGCACCTTGACGGGCAGATTGCGCGCGTCCTCTATGCCTTGCAGCATCTGGCGCCGACTGACGATCGCTTGCATGATCAGGTTGCCGCGCAAGACTGGCAAGTGATTGTGGCGTTCGATCTCCTCGCGCAGCGTGCGGCCGCCCAGGCCCTCGTCGAGATGGTGGCCCGCGTCCTCGATCGCTTTCTCGATCTCCCCGCGCGTCACGATGCCGTTGAGCTCGGCGAACTTCAGGACGCCTACCAGGCTGAAGATGGTCGAGCCGCGGCCCTCGGTCTTGCCGCGCAGCTCGTTGGTCAGCGTGCCCAGGTATTTTAGCGACGCGTCTCGTCCGGCTTGCCATTCGTCCTGGGTTCTTGGAGCCGCTTCTTCAAGCTCTCCCACGCTTGCTGTTTCGTGGTCGGCGGAGAAACGAAGACTGGTCCCCGCCCGTGCAGGTACCTCCGCCAAAACAGATTGAAGTTGAGCGGTCGTAAGACGTGGCCACTCTGCATCCCAGTTCTCCCATTCGTACGGCTGGTTGGTGTCCTTATGCGGACCGAAGGCGACGAACTGGCCGCCCATCAATTGGAGTTTGTCGCCGTTCGGGAACGAGTAGGTGCGGCCTTTTACCGGCTCGTCGACGAGGAAGAACGGAACCAAGAAACGAGGTTTCCGCCCCCATCGTACGGGGATACGATCGCCCATGACCGATTTAAACGCAGCGAGTAGACGCCCGGCCGTATCAGGGTCTCCAACGTCACAGTCAAATCCACTGAGACCTCCATCCCCGCAGCGAAGCCCGATGGCATTGCTGTTCGGGTAGCGTATGGGGCTTGTCCAAGCATTCCAGCCACTCCCTATGGGGCTCTTGGAGCCCCGAGAAATCGACAGCGGAAACATCCCGCGCGCCAGGACTTGCGACCAGAACTCGTCAGTGCTATTTGGGAAGGGCATTCACGACCTGACCGTGTGTGCGAGTGTGACCGGCGCGGACCCCGATGCAGTTTCAGCCCTGCATCGGGGTTTCGTTTTTAGCGCCTCGACGCGTCAGCGTGCAATAGCTAGGGCTTGTGTTGCGGATCGGTACAAAATACTAAAGTGCCTTGCGGAAGTACCGCAGCAGCTGTGTGCGCACCGGCACGACGTAGAACTGCTCGGCGTAGGGGTTGAGACGGGCGAGGATCCTGCTTGCTTCGGTCATTTGGTGCTCTCCAGCGTTTGTGTGATTTCCTTGTACGTACTCATTCCGTACAAATCCAATCACGAAATGTTTCAGTAGACCCACGTATTGCCGTACACCCACGCATCGCCGGACACCCACGCATTGCCGGACACCCGCGCATTGTCGGACACCCACGCACTGCCGGACACCTGCGCATTGCCGGACACCCGCGCATCGCCGTACACCCACGCATCGCCGTACACCCGCGCATTGTCGGACACCCACGCACTGCCGGACACCTGCGCATTGTCGGACACCCACGCATTGTCGGACACCTGCGCACTGTCGGACACCCACGCATTGCCGTACACCCACGCATCGCCGTACACCCGCGCATTGTCGGACACCCGCGCAT